CGGTTCGTAGCTAAAGCCAAATGGTTGTAACTGCGTTGCAACATCTCTTTCAAACTCCGACCTAAAGTTTCCTAGTTTAGACTTCCGCGACCTTCGGCTCATTGACCACCTCTGTTAAGTATCTGGGACCACTTGAGTACAGAAATGTTCTTACTCCGGGCCAGCAGGTATGCTTGTAGGGACAGTAGGAACAACCGACTGCGAGCTTTTGATTTCCACTTTTGCCATCTGGTACGACTTCGTGGCAGTGCTCTGGTGCTTCCGGTTGCTCTACGAGCTTTTTTACGCGTTCAATGTGCTCCTCAATATCGTACGAAATCTTGTCGTACACAGGAGCCTGAGTGTCCTCAGAATCGTACATCAGGTAAGTCAGATGCCCGTTCTGTTTGTCCATAGCTAACCAGCCAAACTTGGTTTCGCCCTCCGAGTGTGCATACCCTTTAATTTGAGCAACGTATCCAAACGGGTCATCAAAAGCGAGACTTCCATCTTTGAATTTCTTAAACCCAAAGCTCGACACAGATTTAACATCAGTGACAACACCGTCAATTTTGCAATCCATAGAGCCTGTGATACCCGCCACTTCACACTTTTTCTGTTCATCTGTCACCTCGTGTCCTGATAGTCTAGTGAGAAACAAAAGCATCTCTTCGATCAGATGCCCGTACATAAATTTGACGTACGTGTTAGGAGTCATCTCCTCTTGTACATCTGGGTTGTTGACTGCGTTCCAGAGATACCTGTCGTCGCGCCCGATGTTAGACATTCGTAGCTTGCGCCCGTCACGCTTCTCTGTGAAGAGGTTTGCCATGAGACGTTTACAGTTTTCACCAAAAAGCTCAATCTCCTCGTACAGATCGACACCCTCTGCTGGCTCTTTCTCAGAAACCACCTTGTAAATGTCGTCTACCAGTGAGTATATATTCATGCTGCATCCTTGTGGTGGTTAATCCACCGTAGCTTCCGTGTTTTAGGATCAAACCCGATGATTCTTACGCCTTTCTCTTTCTGGGCTTTCGTCCTTGTGTTTTTGATCTGTGACTTGTAAAGGGTTTTAATATCAATCAAGATACACTCACCATCTTTCCATGCCACCATGTCAGCAAAGCCTGTTGCTCCGGGGTTCAAGAACACCTCGTATCCGTTGTCCCAGAGCCAAGTCACTGCATAAAACTCTGCAACGTCTCCTACTCTATTGCTGTCTGTAATCTTCATCAGTGAGTCTCCGACCACGTTGACCCAATCTGGTACTCTCCGTCGAGTGGGCATCTGAGTTCAAAAGAAATGCCAGCCGCCTTGATACACTCGACTGCGAGCCAGCCGTACTTCTCTGCTTGTTCTGTAGCCACCTCCGATTGTATCTCGTCATGTACGTTCCCCACAAACTTGTAATCAATGCTGTGCTGTGTCGCGTAGTCATCTAAGAGAACCAAAGCCCTCTTCATAATGATTGCACCAGCCGCCTGTAACAAAGTGTTCAGTGCACTATGTTCTGATCTGACCCAGAGCTTTCTTCCATCAAGTCCAACGAGGTGACCCTTCCGAGACGCCTTTCCAACTCGCTCTCGTAGAGTTTCAAGAGCAGGTGTATTTCGTAGAAAGCGTGTCCTAAGTTCATTGCCATCTCGCGCAGATCCTCCGACGATGCTTCCAATTTTGGCGTCCCCTGCTCCGTAGAGGAAAGCGTAGATGAAAGTCTTTGCCTGAGGTCTTGTTGCAAGTCCTGCAGCAGTTTGATTTCTGGTGTGAATGTCGTCTCTAAGCAAGACATTTGTAAACTCCTCGTCGCCCATGTAGTGAGCAAGCATCCGTAGTTCTAGTCCACTGGCGTCAACACCAACCAGCTTACGTCCCTCTGGTACAATCCAGCAGTCACGACACTCCTTACCAAACTGAGAGTTACTAGATGGAACCTGTGCCATGTTGGGATTCTGGTGCGTCATACGTCCTGTGATAGCACCATTAGTTGTTACTCTGCCGTGTACCCTACCGTCATCCTGTACGTGTTCTATCCAAGAGGATACTTGTGCGTATCGCTTTTGTAAGAGTAAGTACTCAAGTACAAGGACAGCCTCCGGTATATGTTTGTTCTCCTCAAGTGTCTTCTCGTCCACCTGTGGCCTACCGGACGGCGTGAGTTCCGACCATACCGCACCCTTAGCTTCAAGTCGTTCTGCCACCTGTTGACGACTACCGGGATTGAAGACCGTAACCTTATCCTTAAGACGCTTGCCTGTCTTCTCCGACCACCTTTCCTCAACAATCGGCGGGAACACCCTCTGGAGTTCTTCCTCGATAGCATACATACGCTCCTTGAATTTGGCGCACAGTGTATGACACAGCCGTTGATCCAGAAGCCAGCCGTTGTTCACCTGTCCCTGTATGATCCACTGTACCTCGTGCTCTAGATCCTGTGACTCTCTGGAAAACCCGTCTAGCTCCACACGTAGCCTGCTGTACACCGCTTCTGTCAACTCTACGTCACGTATGCAGTAGTCGATCATCTGTGGTGTCAGCTGTGACCAGTCCTCGTGGTCGCCCTTTGCAAAGCCTAGGATGTTGCCCCAGTTACGCAGAGAGTGTCCACCAGACCTGCTAGGGTCCGCCAATCGTGACAGTACTAGAGTGTCAAGGACCATACTCCGGTCAAAAGTAAAGTTCCAAAGACGCTCGACCACAGGAACATCAAAGCCAATTCCGTTGTGGAATACGAACTGAGCCGGTGCTTTACGCGATACATACGCTTTGAAGTCTTCTTCATTGCAGATTACCTCCGCTTCTCCGTTGTGTTGGCAGACTGCACACCAGATAACGCTAGGGTCCAGCCCATCAGTTTCTATGTCACAAAAGACGATGTTCAAAACTCCGTCTCCGGTGGGTTAGGGTTAGCGCACTCGTGGATGCGTCCTGTAAACTTGTCGTACCGTAGCCAACAAGCGGGTCCAGTTTCACCGGAGTAACGATTCTTTAGGATACGTACTGTGGTTGTGTTCCGTATGTCGTCGTCCTGATGCTGCTGGTCACGCTCCATGCCTATGACTATATCGGAGAGTTGAGCAATACTCTGGCTACCCCTGAGATCCTGAAGGCTGATGCGTCCTCCGTCCTCGTGTGCAGTGCCAGATGATCTACGCAGGTGCGACACTAGGAACAACGTGATCCCTGTCTCTGCCACCAGTGTGCGTAGCTTGGTCATAATCTCATCTATAGCTTTCCGTTCGTCCCCGTTCTCTTGAGAAGAAACCACGATGGACAGGTGGTCGAGGATGATATATCGGCAGTCGCAGGCCTTTGCCATGTGCCGTACTCTTGAAAGAAGCTCGTCGGCTGACGTTGATCCCCAGTGGTCGAACAGGTAATAACGTCCAGACCCCATCGTTTCTTCCCAATGAGGTCTAAGCTCATCAACAGGCGTGTCCTCCTCCAAGTGTAGTCGCCTAGATGATGCCACCGACATAATTCCCAGAGCTGTCGTTGCGACATCTTCCTCCAGTGCAAGTACACCAATGTTGGCGTCTGTGCGTTGTAGCAAATCGTACTCAAGCTCTCTAATAAACTGGGACTTTCCCATACCACTACCGCTGGTGATAGTGACGAGTTCGTAAGGCCTGTGTCCTCTGGTGATTTCATTTAGCCCATCCCACGGGTACGGTATGCTCTGTACCTGTCGCTTGTTTACCAGCTTTTCCCACGTTTCGTTACCAGCCACGATACCATCAGGGCGGTACACCTTTGCGTCCCACCAAGACTGTGTAAACTCCTGCACCCTGTTAGCCATGAGCATTTCACTGGCATCTTTCAGAGGTAGGCTACATATCTTCAGCTTGTTTGGACTGAACAGATCCTTGATCTGCTCTACTGCTAACTCCCCAGCCTTGTCTTGATCAAAACAGATGACCACGTTATCGTAGCCCTCAAGCCACTCTAGCTGTGCTTTGATCTCTTTAGAGGCGCTAGATGCTCCTGATCTGAGCGACACCACATCGTACTTCTGTCCGAACATCTCGTAGACAGACATGGCATCTAGCTCACCCTCAGTGACCGTGACAAACTTACCTCTACCACGGCACTGCTTCTGACCAAACAAGCCCACGTTAGACATAGTGCCCGACGATAGGAAATCCTTGGTCTTGACCACGCGAGACTTAGCGGCAACTAGCTCGCCTGTGTCTACATCGTAGTACGGGTAGTAGTGCCTAGCGATCTTACCGTTAGAATCGTACTCTACCGTGACCTGATACTGCTTGACGGTCTTGGCAGACAGACGACGCTCTGGTATCTCCGCTACTACTCCACCCATGTTTAGGTTACTAGGTGTTGTCACCTCAGTTTCCTCTCCTGTTTCACCGTTTACGTGATAGTCACAGTCGGCAGAAAAACAGTGGCGGCCACCGTTAGAGTACACCGCCACATTGTTCCTACTACCGCACTTGGGACACTCCTCGTGGTGTAGGAATTTAGAGTCCATCAGAAGTCAGCTACCTCTGCTGATACCTCTGCCTCCTCTAGCACTTTCACAGCCTCAAGATACACAGGAGTACCGTGGACAGGGTGTGCTGGACCTGTCTTGTACTTCAGCCGCACACGGGAGTTGTACGGAACCTCACCTGTATATGAGTTGCCTTCAGCATCGTACATACCGATGGCGTACTTAGACTTAAACTTACGTTGCTTGTTGCCTTCGTAGTCTTTAATCTTGACGCCCTGTGAAGCCAGTGTTGCAGCATCATCCTCTGACATGGTAATTGTCATACTGAACGTGCCGGTATCCTGACCGTTGTACACATCGTGCTTGGTTACGTTGCTGAAGTTTACCATACCTTCGATAACTTGACTTGACATATGAGATAATCCTCGTTGGTTTAAAAGAGTTCCCGAGGGAACACCTATAGTATCTCACGTTCTGGGCCGTGAGTCAACCCTTTCTTACGTGCTTGGTACTTTTTGGCATCCTTTTTCCTGTCCTTGTGTTCGCCTCCCTTGTTGTGATCGTGTTTGGCTACAGGATTCCAGCGCCTAACTTTAGTAGTCTTATGTCCTCCTGTAGTATTATTCATTAGTATATATCCTTTAGTTTATATCTTTAGTAATCCTTAATACTACTTAAGATGTTATCATAGTTTTCCTGTAATTGCAACACATCTTCCTGTGACATATTACCGTCATTAGGTATTGACTCCATATTCTCTAGCTCCCAGTGGGTAGCTATGGATACTGTCAGACATTCTGTACACAAATCGTAGTGTGCTCCGTTAGCATCTTTCTTTGCTGTCTCTACGTCATCTAAGATAACGTCACACGCCTTGCATCTCATAGTACATCCCTCATATCTTCAGTCTCAGGCCATTTGAATACACCTTCGTATGCCCTCACTAATTCTTGATAGCTCATATCGTCATATCGCTTGCGTATCTGCTCTTTTACCATTCGGATAACCGTAGGGAAATCCAAAAAGTTTAGCTCGTACTCCGTCAGTTCCCTGACCATAATTTCTACATCGTATGCGTCATTCATACTGCCTCCTGTCCGTACCAGCGCATCGGGATGCCACGTGCGTCCCAATCGTCTGCTTTGTAATTGTAGTACACCTGATAGCCTAGCACAGCGTCAGGCCGCTTGCACTCGTCAGGCATACACTGTGGAGGGTCTACAAAGGGTGTAACATCGCTCTGTAAGGCCTCAGGAAGCCCACAGAGAGCTTCTAAGTGATTAGCAATGGTACGGTGTACCTTTTTATAACGTCGCTCATACTCGCATCCAAGGGCTTTTAGGTGGTGCCATGCCCAGACGTATGCGTTAGCACTAGACCGTACCCAGACTGCAGACGGGTGATTCTTGTGGGTACTTTTGTACGCCACCTGTTTACCGTCTAGCTCATTGTGCGCTGTGCTGAGTAACTGTGCTGTCTCTAGAATCATTTTGACTACGTGACGGTCACACTGTAGCTTTGCTGCCTCGTGTGGGTCACGCGATAGGTAAAATATATTCATGCTCTAGTCCCCGTGATCTGTCGGTAGATAATCCTCGCCTGCTAAAACTTCCTCTTGGATTATATCATAAAAATAATTCTCGTTCCAACCCTCGTGTAAATCTTTTTCGCCTACTGTAATTTTGTCGATGGTCACAAGGTCCCTGTAGTCGTCGCAGTCCAGCGTCCAGTGGATCACAACGTCCAGCGTTGCCCACTCAGCATCCACCTGTACCTCGGTCTGGTGTTGTCCGTATCGTGTAGCCATTATAAACTTTCCTCGCTAAAGATTAGCCACGCTGTTATCAGTAAACAGCCCATGCCCCACAAAAATACTAGATCACTGTCCATTAGTCAAACCTACCTATTTTAGTTTCGCCTGTGTCATTGTCACGGATCGCTGTGATTGCGTACGGGTAGCAGTACATGGTAAAGCGATCTTTATACGCTATCGTGGCGTACGGTTGCAAGTCTGGATCTTCTGGGCTCTGGTACGCGCCAGAGTCTGCCACAGTCCCGCCAAACGGGTACTGAAAGCCCCCAAACTGATAAATCTCGTCCATGGCGTCTGCCACCTGCTGTAGTGTCTCGCCTTCCTGCGTTGCGCTGATAAAAAACTCTGGCAACAGTCCTAGGTATTCCCGTGTCACTTCTGGGTAGTCGTTGTGGTTCCATTGTACGCTGTAGTCTGTCATTGTCTCATGCTCCTGTAGTTGCAATAATGTTACGCTGTTGCTTTTCCATTGATCGCCCGTGTCCAATGTAGCAGACAACAGACACTGTTTTATCCCAACAGGCGCGGCAAGTGTCGCATTTACCCGCCCGTGTGTATGCCTCGCACACTACGGCATCGCTGGGTACTGTGTCAAGCGTGGCAATGGTGCTAGTAGTGGCACCCTGTACTGTCTCACCTGTAATGCTGTCGGATGACAGACGTACCACTACATTAGGCAGCGACTCTAGTCTAGCCAGCACTAGCCCAAACTTTGCAAATTTATACATCCGTGTCGGTATCCAGTGGCGCACCCACGGCGTACGCTCGCAGACTTCCAGAATTTTCCTAGCGAGCCGAATGTCATACATATCGCCACTGTCAAACCAGCGAAAATATCTGTCGTTGTCCAGCTCGGCAACCATATCGTCACACCAGCTGTCACGCTTCCAGTCCTGCCGGTTGTGCTCACGTGGTGCACGTACGTTTTTGAAACGGTAGTTTCCCGTGGTGGCGTAGCATCCGGAACAAGCGGGGACTAACGCTCCTGTGGCGTCTCTGGACGCTGGACACGTGTCTAACGCTTGCAGTGACCACGAACGACACGGCATCTTTGATGCCTTAGATAGTTTTAGCATGTCTAGTACTCCCTAGTCGATTGGTTTAGCAGTAGACCCAGAGTGTACCCTAGGCCCACCACTAACGCAACCTCCTATAGTCTCAAAAGTTTAGCTGATACCCAGCGAGGGAACCAGAGTTTAACGATCACGGGGTATCTAATCGGCGTCATGGTTCCCCACTGGGTAGGCCTAGGTTTACCGTTCTCGCGCCGTAGGATAGACCATTGGCGCGTCTCGTGATCGTATTCTGCAAAGTACCGTCCAAATATCTTTTGCATGGTTTATGCCTCCCGTCTCTGTAATAGGTAAACGTCTGTCTGTACCCGCTCCAATTCCTCTAGTAGCTGATCGTGGAGAGCTACAGAGGGACTATCAAAGTCCCTTAGTATGCTCTTAATGTTCTCCACCATCGCCAGTTTTAGCCCTAGTAATGTCATGCCTCATGCCTCCTGTAATAGCTCTAGTAATTCCGTGCGCGTGATCTCTCCCTCAAACCACTCTACGCCCCACGTAGCGGCTTCAGTCCCGCGCTTAGGCCTAATGTCAAGCGTGTAGTAATCATCGCGGCCATCGTAGTCAATGCCCATGATTTCGTACAGCTCCGCGCGTAGGCCTTGCGCCTCTACAACTGCGCCTTCGTTAGCTTCGATCAAGTCAAACATATCCATAATAGTACCCTCTTACATTAGTAAACTTACAGGTACGCATGGTGCAACAGGTAAGCCACAAAAGCAAGCGTTAATTGTTCACAATTCATAAATTTATTTTTGGTAATATTTGTGACCAGGAGAGAATTTACTATTGACAACCTAGCCTGTTGTATGCTTGCGATTAGCCAGAGGGTCCTACACTGGCACACACACTTTGTCAACGTGAATATTACACTTGATTACGTGTGGCATCCGTGGTTGCGGCCTTAGGTTTACCCCATGCAAAACCCGTGCCAACTTTGGTGCATCGCCTTTGGTATTATTACCGTTGACACGCGGGTTGGTCTTGTGTTACGCTATAGGGTGGGCCTCGTGTTGGGACCGGGGGAGGGGGTTGACTTGTGTTTACTATTGTAGTAGCCACCTCTGTTCACAAGAGGGTAAATTTAGGCTAAAAACTAGAAAAAAGAACATAATTTATGCACTAGCTAACCACTTGTTTTACCTCGTGTTTCCACAGGGGCGGCACTATAGTCATAAATACGGGTGTCTTTAGTACTAATTGTGATAAATTAACACTAAATAGTGCTTGACTTTTGAGTAAAAGTATGGTATAATAATAAGCAGATACTAGGTTGTATTTAGTACAGCAGATGTAGGGCTTAGTTGACTACTAAACCGTTCGTATAGATCCCCTCTTCTGTTGCAACCTAGGCAGGGGACTCATGCGAACTCACGTTAAACATAAGG